GGTGAATGTGCGATGTCTTTTATAATTTATGAAGATTGGGCTGAAAGGAGATTCTTAGAAAGATGGATGGATACAATAATCCCACCACAAGCATCAGAAAACCCACAAGAAGTTGGTGTTGATGCAGTTGAAAGATTTCTTGGACCCTCTATCGGTGGCATTTTTAATATATTTAATGGGGGCGCGCCGAGATTTGTTTCAGCAAGTCAATATGGCGATTATTCGAATCCATTTAATAATTCTGTGGGGAGAATTGAAATTTGGACAGGACCATCAGATAAAAATACCAATGATGTATACTCTTCTAAAATTACTTTAATTGACGCATATCCACTAACATTGACACCAACTGCCCTTGCTTCCGAAGCAACTGGATATGCATCATTTGTAGCAATATTTGCATTTAGAGAGTATATTTTTAAATAATTTAAAATGGAGTAATTATGAAATTGATTGATTTATTATCAAAAACACCAAAATACACAGAAACAGTACCATCAACAAAGAAAAAAATTTGGTTTAGACCATTTTTGGTTAAAGATGAAAAAATACTACTGATGGTTCAGGAAACAGGAACAGAAAAAGAAATATTAATGGCAATCAAAGAACTGGTGGAGTCTTGCTTTGATATTAAAAATGCAGAAGATATGCCTATTTTTGATCTTGAATATCTGTTTTTAAAATTAAGATCTAAATCTGTTGGGGAAATAGTAGAACCATATTTAATTTGCCCACACACAAAAGAAAAAATAAAATTAAAAATAGATTTAGAAAAAATAAAAGTAAAAACATTTAAAAATCACACAAACAAAATAAAATTAAACAACGAATTATTGATTTCAATGAAATATCCATCATTGAGTATGTTTGTTCAAAATGAAACAACTGATATGAGTTTAATGGATTTTTATGATCTTGCAGTTAGTTGTGTAGATTATATCGAAACAACAAAAGATAGAATTGATTGCAAAGATAAACCAAAAGAAGAAATTAAAGAGTTTATTGATAATCTTACTAAAGAACAATTTGATTTAATAATTGAATTTTTTGCAACAATTCCAAGAATAGAAGAAGAATTGTCATATAAAACAAGCGACGAAAAAGAAAGAAAAGTAACACTGAGAGGAATACGAGATTTTTTCGGATAAGCCTCAGCCACAATAGTCTTCAAACGTATTTTGATTTAAATTTCAAAATGATACACTCTTATGGATACAGTTTATTTGAAATAGAATCGTGGATACCGTGGGAAAGAGACATATATGTGGAATCACTGAGGCAGCACATAGAAGACGAAAATCTTAAAATGTTGAATAGACAAAACATGATGAGAGCAATGAATGGAAGAAGAAGATGAAAGATAAAAATTTACCAAAACTTAAAAAAGAAATAATGAAATTGTTTGGTAGTACTCTATCCATAAATTCAAATATTCCAATTGGTAAAAACGAAATACACGCTCCAGAAATAGAAGGATCACAACCAAAAGAAGAGGTCACTCCAACTTTCGATAAACCGGAAAATGTCAACATCACAATAGAATTACCACAAGAATCAAAACAAAGAGACTATAGCAAAAAAGTAAAATCATTTAAAAATGGAAAAGTATATAATATTGACATAAAAAAAAATGAAACACCACTCAGATATTTTTTAAATAATAACGAACAATCGGTAGATAATACATTTGAATTATTAAAACCAGTAAATTTTATAAATTACAACTTATCAAATAATAGAAATGTGGAAAGCACATATCCAACAATTAAACAAGATTATATAATTGATAAAAGTAAAGTGCAAAACATACAAAATGTAAAAACTGAATATTTGAAAGAATATGTAAAAATTTTAAATAATTATAGATCTTCTGAATCTAAAAATGACATTAATATAAAAAGTTCAGATAATATCCAAAACATTCTTTATACAAAACCTTACACTTTCCTGACAAATAGTCAAGAAATTGTATTTGATAATAAAAAATCACCAGATATACACAATAATATTACAAATGTGAATCCACCAGAAAATTATTCAACAATTGCAAATAATATTACAAATGTGAATCCACCAGATATACACAATAATATTACAAATGTGAATCCACCAGATATACACAATAATATTACAAATGTGAATCCACCAGATATACACAATAATATTACAAATGTGAATCCACCAGAAAATTATTCAACAATTGCAAATAGAGTTGAATTTTTCGAAAAACCAAATTATGTTAGTGTAAAAAATGTAATAGAAAACAGAATTTTCTCAAATGTCAAAAAAGAATATCTTCCGGAAATTGTTCCTGCATTTGCGGAAGGCGGTATTGTCAAAAAACCTACTCTTTCCCTAATAGGAGAAAAAGAACCAGAGGCAATAATACCAAAAAGCAAATTAATGGAATTGTTTAATCCAATGGTAGATCAAAATATGGCAGTTGAAAAACAAGAGTACAAAAAGAATATAGATTCTTTTATCAAAACAGGAGATATGACAAATCTACCAGTGATGGAAGAAATAAAAAATAACGAAAATACAAGAGAAAGTTTGGAGCAAGAATCTATTTTTATGAAAATGTCGGATGCTCCACCAAAAACAAATAAAACACAAATACAAACTGTAATTGCAGAAGGTATGTTTGATCAAACTCAGCAATCTATAGTAAGAACAACCACAACAAAAGGTATAAATCAATTTTTTCCAGACACATATAAACTTCCAAACTGGAGAGAATCAACAGTATAAAAAGAAACGACCCCCTACCGGCAAAGGGGGTCGTCGGACCAGAGATGCGATCACTGGTGGGGTTATTTTAAATTATTTATTCCTCAGCAAGCTTCTTGAAGTAATCAAGAGCATCTGTTTCCTCATCAACTTGATCCTCTACCGGGGGCTTCGAGCGAAGAGAAGGCTTCTTTTCCTTTAGATCCTCTTCGTCAACATCTTCCGCCGTTCGTGTTTGTGTAGAACCACTACCACGAATGTCTCCCTTTAGAACATCAAACAGTTTTTGCTTCAAATCATCATATGACTTAAAGTTAGTAGGATCTACAAAACTCTTAAGGGCATGCTGAGACTTCCAAATCTTTTCTAGTTTTTCATCTTCCCCACCGAGAAGAGGTGTGGGAGAATCAAACTCAGACTTGTCATAATTAACGTAACCACCAACGGAACGGATCTTTAACTTAAAGTTTGCACCGTTCCAAAAATTAAACGGATCAAGTGGATCCTCGTCCTTGAATTCAGGTTGCATTGCTTCCTGAACCTTTTCAAAGATCTTCTGACCATACTTGAAGAGAAAAACCTTTCCTTCATTTGAAGGTTCAGCCGGATCGCTAACCACATAAATGTTAGAAATGTAATTAAGCTTTCTCTTTCGCTGACGAGCGAGATCCTTGTCGCTGTCAAGACCGCTATTCCATAGTTGAGTATTCATCTCAGAAACTGGATCCTTTTGACCAAGAGTAGTTAGGCAATTTTCGATATACCAACCACCAGGACCCTGAAAGGCGTGAGAATACAACTTAACCCACGGAATATCTTCTCCCTCAATTGCAGGAAGAAAACGAATTACCGCAAAACCATTCTTTGCATTGTCTAGCTTTGGACGCCAAAAACGATCATCCTTATAATCGTTCTTGTTATTATCCTGCTGCATCTTTTGAACTAATTGATCGATGCTTGACTTTGACTTCTTCTTAAAATCGCTAAATGAACCCATAAACTTATCCTTCCCCGAAGATCTCCTTCGGACTTAAAGTAACGGTGGGAACTCCCCACCCCAATACAACAAAGTTTACCATGATCTAAATATAAAGTCAAGAGAAGGGTAAAACATTTTTACTTTTTGGTAAAATATTTAACTCTTGTCCCTCTTGTTTTAATTTTTCTAAAAGTGGTTGACTTAAAAGCTTTTGAGCAACAGACATATCTAAAGACGTTTCTTCCAAAACTGAAATTACTGCATCAATATAAGAAGTATTTTTATTTTTTGATATTCTAGATTCTACCTTTTTGGAGAATTCTTCTTTTGTTATTTCTATAATCATGTCAAACAGTATACTCCCGAGTTAAAAGATTGTAAAGCTATTTATATATAGTTTAAGAAGGATAACGATATATGCC